CATTTGTTTACCTCGTTACTTTGAATATGTGGTCATTATCTATAATGTGTTCTACTCTTGTGTTTCCACTACCACTCACTACTTTGTAAAGAAAACGATAGTGTCTTTCTGGTTGAAACGCATTTAAATCTAATCTGAAAAAGTTTCCTGTTCCATCACAACTTAAATAAGAACCTGTTGAAAATGGTATAATAACATCTTCTGTTAAAGCATCTCTAACTGAATATTGACTTTGACTTGGAATAAATTTTACCGTTAGATTTTGAGAACTTGTTGAATAAGTTCTTGTTGGAAATCTTTCACGACCATATACTCTAAATTTAACTTTTGATTTTTCTTTATATTCTGGTCGTAAACCTTTCATATAAATCATAACTTCGTCAATATCGTCTGAACTTAATGTAGATAATGAACCTGTATTAAAAGAAGAATCATCATATTCTACTTCTAACTTTGGTGGATAAATTGTGTGTGTATCTCTTGAGAAGAATGCGAAATGTCCAAGACTATCGGTACTTCCCTCGTCCAATGATGATGAAGTGTTACCAACACTACCTGAGCGTTTTACCATAAACCCTTCATTAGCAATAGAACCACTCAACCATAGTTTAGTGATATCGGTTACATCCATTCTCATATCAGTTGTTTCGTGATTAAATGATTGAGATGCTTCATATTGGTTAAACCAAGTTCCACCAGTATTATTTGAACCACTTACCCATTGTGTTCCGGTTGTTTCTCCGTCACGATATCTCCAAGAACAACCCTCAGTAGTTGCTGGTTGGTCAAAGAACCTACCATCACCTTGAACCCAAGATTGACTAACTGGATACGCAAATAATGATTGACTTGTTGTTAATTCTTTTGAGTTAGCATCATATAGATTTAAATAATATCTTGCGTTTTCAGGAATAGTTCCTGCTACAATTGATTCTGATATATTAGTTAGGTTAAATTTTATAAGTGTTCTAGATACATTTACGACTGAACCATCAGCGTTCATATCTTTACGAACCTCTAATATTTCATCTAACCCAGTATTTCTACTTTGAGTAGCACTACCTTCGTAAAGTGTTGCGTCTTTTTCTGCAAATTCAAATAAATGCATTATCCTTCTCCTCCGTCAACCGCTGTTGATATGTCGTTATTTGGAAACTTAACTTCAAATATACTTGGGTCTTTTGCTGGATATACAATACCACTTCTTAAAGCAGATGCAATATTGTATCTATTACCACTATAACCTGCTGTAGATGAGTAAGTATCTTGGTTTGTTATTGTAATATCTGTAACTGATAAAACACCCTCAACATCACTTACTATAGCATTTTGTAATTCTGATAATATGATTGGTTGATTTATTTGCCATCTATCTACATCAAAATATTCTGCTATTCTTTGATTAACATTTGTAATAACTAGTTGTTGGTCATATCCATTTTTTGTTAATATAGTACAATCAACACCTATGTTTATTACATAAGCATTTTTAATATTAACAGCATCAGTTACTGGTCTAAATCTTGTTAGATAAGTTTTTAAATTTTCTTTTACTGCATCATTTACATTTACAAGATGATTGTTTGTATTTAATCCTAAAATGTATAGATTTAATGCTAATGGATTTGGTTGTGGGTCGGCTTGATTTTCATCTACTATCGTGTCTTGTGTAATATACGCTTTTGCAATGTTTCCATATTTGTCAGGTAATGCATAAGTTCTAACAATATAATCCTCTTTTGTAACAGCACGATTTTGTGATTGGAAATATGCTTTAATGTTTTCTCTTAATTCTTCAACACTTTCTGCTCCCATACCACCACTTGATGCTTCAATGTTAGAAGCTCTTACTGATGTTTTAGCAAAGTTAACAACTGATGGTGTTAGGTTTGACTCGTCTATTTCAAATGTAATACCAGAAATTTTATTAATTCTACCAGCCGCTACATTATCTTGTGCTCCACCACCATATTGATAATTAATTGTTAGTGTTGTATTGGAAGGAGCTTGTCCGTAAGTTTTTGTTTTTAAGAAATTACTTGGGTCAAATGTCTCATATAATTTTGAAGGTGAACCAGGTAAGTTTGAACCAACATTATTTGGATTTGGTATAATTTCCTCGTCAGCATTATCTGAAATACCAGCACCAAATCTTAATTCTGTTTTTCCGTCTGGTCTTTTAAATGTTGTAAATCTTTTTGAAACTCTTTTTAATCTTAATATGTAAGGAACTTCTGATGAGTATTGTGATAATTCTGGGTCATTGTCTGAATTGTTTTCATATTCATCAAACACTGTATCTTGAGCTAATGAATCAACTTCATACCAAGTATTTCCATCTGAATCTGTACAACTAATAATATCTATTACATTTGAATTTGATAATAGAACTTTATCATATTTTTTTGCTCCACCAAAAGTAAAATCTTCATCAGTTATATTACCACTTTGTGCTCTTACTTCTTTTCTAATGTAATAATAAGTTGGTGTATCACTACTTGAATCTCTTTCAAAAATTTCCACTTCTCTTGGTGACCTTGATGATTCATATCTCATATCACAATCTTCAATTGTTCTAAATACCACTCCGTCTGAAGTTTCTACTCTTGTTCCGGCTTTAATGTTTAATGCATAATCATAGTCTGGTGCTATATTATTACCTTCACCAGTTGCTGGAACTAATTGGAAAAATTCTAATTTAGTCGAAGAAGGTGCAGACAATCTTGGTTTGTATCCAAATGATTGAGCCATTGCATAAAGTGTTCTTAATTCTTCTGAATATCCTAATAAAGATTCTTTAAATTGTGAATCAACATAATATGACATAACATCACCAACATAAGATGCCATTTCAATAAACATCATACCTGGTGATGATTCATTAAAATCTTGATATGTGTTTGGAAAGTATTGTTTTGAAAACTCAATCAAATTATTTCTAAATTGAGAAAAGTCTTTATTCAAATATCTAACTTCTTTATTTTTCTTTTTTCCTGTTAGTTCGTATGCCATTATTTACTCCTAATATCCAATACTCGTTGATTCTGAATCTCCGTCAAAATTTAAAGTAATGGAATTAAATCTATCTGGTTCATAGTTTAGTGCGAAATCAATATCAACACTTGTTGTGTTTGGGTCTTCATCTGACTGAACTATGTTTACACTAGAAATATTAATATAAGGTAACCAAGTAGAAATCGCTTCTTGTATTTCATTTTGTATTCTTGATGATAAATCTTCTGTGTATTGTTCAAATAATAATTCTCTTAAACGAGAACCAAAATCAGGTTGCATTACTCGTTCACCTTTAGCAGTTAACAAAAGGTTTTTTATATTAGAACCGGCTTGTTCTAATGTTGTTTGTGTTCTACCAAACAAACCTGATTTATCTCTGTTGAAAGGAAGTTTTAAACCTATGAAAATATCTGGGTTTAAATCGTTTTCTCTTGCACTTGCCATTATTTACCTTTTTTCTTATCTATAGCTTTCATTAAATCTGAATAGTCTCTTGTCAGTGCGTTTGTTAAGTGCTCTGGAGCTGCATCTGGATTCATACCCGCACTTTGAATTGTGCTTGCGGCCGCTACTTCTCGTTTAACTTCTTTATTCCCTAAACCACTTCCGTATCCTAACATTTCGGTCATACGACTTGAGTCAAAAGTTCCCCCGCCTAATGTTGGATATTCTTCTTGTTGTGCAGTTTCATTTAGAATTTTGTTAAGTGTTGGGTCACTTGTAAATTGTTGTTCCTTAACTTTTTTCTTCTTAATTACTGGTTTTGTTTTGGGAATATTTGTTTCGTTAATAAGTATATCGGTTATCTGTTTTTTAACCTCTTGTTTGACAACTTCTTTTATTAACGATACGAATTTACCTTGTTTCATTTTTACTCCTAACTTTTTTGTTCAATTGTTACGATATCTTGGTTTAAAAAATCTAATGTTGCAAAACTTCTAAACACATCAATTAAATCCACAGTTATTCTTGCTATTTTAACTGGGTCTGTTGGTGGTGTAGCACCTAACTCTGCTTGTAATTTATTTATTTTGTCTTGAATTTTTGTAAACTTTTCTCCGTTTACTGTAAATGATGTTTTTCTAACACTATCAATTGTTTTCTTTACATTTTTCTTAACATCTTTTACCGAATCTGTTAATTGTTTTATTTGTTTAACTTGTCTATTATATTCTTCTACGAGTATCCCAGCAGTATCTTTCAACACCTGAACTTGTTCATTGATAATATCTGTTGCTTCTTTTACTGCTTTTGATTTTATTTCTTCGATAAATTGTTCTGTTTCACCAGTTACTATTTTACCACCTGCATTATGTTTAAGTTCTAAGTCTCCACCAACAACTTCTGTTATATCTCCACCTTGTAATTTTAAACTATTTCTAGCATTTATTACAATATCATCTGCGTTTAAAATAATTTTAGCACCAGCAACTATTGTAGCTGGATATTTTTTATTTGGGTTATTTACGGTAACACTACCCCCGTCTTGTATAAATATAGAGGCTTTAGATTTATTAATATCATTTGAGTCATCTCCTGCAACTAATTTAATTGAAGAACCAACTTCATCTTGTTTACCCAATGTAATGTGATTATTAAATCTACCTTCAATTACTACATCACCAGGTTCTGAAACAACGGGGTTTCCGTATTCTATATCAGTTGTAATCTGTGGTTGTGCTGGTAAGTTAACTTTTTGATTTGATGATATCCCAGCTTGAATATTGTTATTTGGATTATTACTCCAATTCAATATATTAGTGTAATATGTTCTACCTAAAAAATTTGTACACACAACAACTTCTCCAACAACAGGATAGTTTTTAATGTGTGAGTCCATTGGTAAAACAAAACCATTACCACCATTATCAAGAACTGCTTGATTTGAATCATTAATAAACCTACCACGAACTGCTCCGTAATATTTTGAATTTAATGCTCCCTCACCCTCAAATAACTTTTTATCTAACAAAACTTCTTGAACTTCAAATGGTTCTAATTCATAAAAATCATATTGATTTTCGCGTATTAAAGATGTAACCTCACCTTTAATTTTGTTAATAAGTGGGCCTCCAATTCTTGTATTTGATTTGTTTTTAAAAACTCGGTATGGCATTTTATTGTTTTGCTTCTATATCTTTTCTGATTTTGTCAGCATTTTTTTCTAATTCTTTTGTATCGTGTTCAAGTATGGTGTTCATTATTTCTTGCTTTTCTATTTCAGATAAACCAAACTCACTTTCTGATTCACCTTTACTTTCAGCAGTAATAATCTTCTGAACGATACTAGCTAGTTTTACTAGTAATTCATCATTACGAACATTGATTTCTAAATACTCTTTAATCATAGGAACTATCTGAACAGCAGTATCTCCGTCTTTAATCATAGAAGTAATATTTCTAGTTAAGACATCTAATTGTTTTCTGTTGTAGTTTTGATTTTCGTAAATATCCTGAAACAATGACGATAATGATTTTCCTTTGAATATTTCATAATCGTTTGACATAATATAATCCTTTGGTAATAAATATAAAAAAAGGGGCAATTTCTTACCCCTTTTTTTAATTAAGTAATATGTAGGAAATATTACTTATTATTTCGCGTTCCTACTTACGAATTAGACCTAATAATATCACTAATGTGATGAAACCAGCAAAACCGCTTTCACCAAACATATTAACAAGTGACATTAAATTACCTATAACATCTAACCCAAATAATCCGCCTTGGAATATAATTCCTGCAACGGCACCCAGGCCAATAAGAGAGATAAGAACTGACATTAAGTCGTCTACATATCCCTTAATTAATTTAACGATGTCTTTCATAGTTTGTTTCCTCCGTATTTGTGAACAAATATACCCTACTTGCGTAGAGTAATCTTTAATAATTATCTATATTTATTAGTTATGAATAACAAAAGACCCAGTAGTCTTTGTGTCAATGAATCCATTTACTTGAAATTCCTTATAAATGCCTTTCTGATATTTCTTCATTACATTGATAACTCTTGTAATGTGTTGTGTGTTTGATTGTGTCATTTCTCTAATTAAAATGTATAAAGCTTTTTTATTGAACAATTCTATATTACCTTTGATTCTAAAAATATGTAATACTGCATCAGCAACTCTTACATCTTTTTGTCGTCTAAATATTACATTCATATTATTGTCCCAATACTCTAACATTTGTTGCACAAACTCACTAAATTCTTGGTTTGTGTTTTGTTGAGAAATCTCTGTTTGAATACTTCTATCCCAATCCATAACATCAATCTTGTCGTGTGTTTTCATTTTTTTATAATTGTTGTTGTTATGTAGGATTAAATAATTTTTAGCCACGATACTAAAATATGAAAATGCTTTTCCTTTACCTTCTGTGTATTTATGCATATTCATAACTAAAAAACTTACTACTTCATTTTTAACTTCTTCTGATGGAACATCAAAATAATAAAACTTAAATGTGTGAATAATATTTTCACATAGTTTATCAAAAGCATCTCTTATGTGGTCGTTGTATATTCTGTTTCTCATAGCCGGTCTTTTTTCGTTATTATAACGAATAATTGCTTTTTCTGTTACATCTGTAAAGTAATAATTTTTTCTTTTACGACCCATTTAGTTCTCCTCTGTAATTTCTGTTAATTCCTCAAGTGATTTTACTTCATTTTTTATTTGTTCAAAAACTTGACCCACCTCATCATCAACTTCAAAGTATCCTTTATAATCAATTTGTCTAATTTTTGTATTTACTTCATTAATTCTATCAATGTAATTTTCAACCCAATCTTCAAGTTGTTCTTGTTTAAGCAATAAGTTGTAAACTGCGTAAGATAGTGCTATTGTAAGTATTACAAATATTCCTAATGTTATTTTTAATATCATTTTTTATCTCCAAATAGTTCATCAAATAAATCAGTAGATATTTTACCAGGTTTATCTTGTGCTTCTAATGGTTTATCACCACTATCTAAAACTTCTTTGATGTTTTTTATTTTTTCAAATGTTTCTGTTTCTTCTTTTTCAATTGACTCTTTTGTAAGACGACCTTCTATTTGAGAAGCCATCATATCGGCTTGATGAAGAATAAATTGTATTGTGGAACGAAGTTGAAACTCTGATTTATAAGCAATATAATAACTTTTATTTGCTTCTTCATACATTCCGTCTGTTAATCTTATACCGATAAATTCTTTTTTGGTAATTGGTATATT